AGCAGCTCTGGCGCCCACACGCACACTGCTAACCCAGAAGGTTACTACGCATCGAAATCAAGTAGCGGAACGTGGGCGATCGGCTCTCCGGTGGTACATGATGGACAGGATGGCCGCATGACGCTGAGCACCTCTACTGCTGGCGCTCACACCCACACCATTGGCGGTGGTGACATTCAAACGGCTCCTGTTCACGTCGCTGTGAACACCTTCATCAAGATCAACTGATGAAACGCGCTGCCTTCTACCTAGTAGCAGGCGTAGCAACAATGCAGGTCTTGATTGTTACCTTAGCAGTCGGGACCTGTCTTGTAAGAACTGACCCTGCTAAAACACCAACCTGTGATCCAGGTGGTGAACTAGGTCAACTAATGGGTGCAATCGTTACCCAGGTCTTTGCACTATATGCAGCAGAGAAATGAAGACACCTGATACCCCTAAGCCACAACCTAAACCTCCTAAACCTGAACCTGTGGATCCTAACAAGCCACCACGAAAGCTTGTTAAGTGCTTCATGAATCCTGAAGGATTATGACTAAAAAGAAAGCTACGGAGGACATGTTTAATGACCTCCACAATATGGTCACACAAGAGCTTCTGAACCGTATCAAAAGCGGTGAAGCATCGACTGCTGACCTGAAGGCTGCCTGTGATTGGTTAGCCAAGAATGATATCTCTGGTGTTGCTTATGAAGGTAACCCTCTCGATAAACTCGCATCCATCATGCCAAAGGTAGACCCTGAACTAGTACAAACGAGGCTCTATGGCAGGAAGCACATCTGATTACTACAAGAAAAACCCTGCTGCTAGGCGTCGTCGTCTAAAGCAACAGGCTAAATATAACAAGACAACAGCTGGTCTAAAGATTCGTACAGAAGCTAACGAGCTAAACAGGAAACTAGGAACATACGGTAATGGTGATGGTAAAGATGCCTCACACACTGGTCCCAATAAGGGGAAGCTAGAAAGCCCTAAGGCTAACCGTACACGCCCAAGAACTGGTAAGAAGTACGCCCGATGACCCCGTTACTGCCTACACCTGATCACTACCTCCACAACCTAATAACGATGACAAGCTCTGAAGCAAAGAGGCTACACCGTCGTGCAATTAAAGAACACTTTAACTGTCAATGTGTCTACTGTGGATTAACCTATGAACCTGAACAACTCACTCTTGATCATGTCCGTCCTCGTTGTCTTGGCGGACCTACTCTTACATCAAACCTTGTACCCTCCTGTAAGAAGTGCAATCAGGCTAAAGGCAGTAACAACTGGCTCCAATGGATGAGAGCCACGTTTGGAATAACACCTAGAGAACAACTCATTCAACAACATATCTATGGCTAACCCTAATAAAACGTCTAAAGGTCGTCGTACTGGTTCCAACAACCGTGTAGCCAATCTCTCTATCCCAACCAGCTCTGCAGGCTCACGAGCTGGCGCTGCTGCTGGTACTCGCAGAGCTAAACCAAAACCTGCTGCTAAGCCTGCTGCTAAGCCTGCTGCTAAAGGTGATTGGCGTAGCAAGGTTGGTAACACCGACGTAGCTACTCTTCGTAAAGGTCAAGACGACGCTGTTCGTAACCACCCCGCTAATAAGCCAGCAGCTAAGGCTCCTGCTCCTAAACCACAACCTGCTGCTGCTCCTAAGCCTGCAGCTGTGACCTCTGGTGGATCTACTCCTGCTAGTCGTCCTACTTCATCTGCAGCCAAGACTAACTCTAATGTTGGTCCTGTTGCTAGCGGTGATGACTACGCACGTAACAAAGATCCTAAGAAGTATAACCCGTTGATGCAAAAGACCTTTGGTTATCAGAAAGGTGATGCTCCTGATCAGCGTGCTGCTAAAGAGAAGTTCACTGGTAATGACCAGACTTCCTACAAACCTCAAACCAAGGTAGATGGTTCTAAGTATGAAGCTGGTAAAGCTGCTACTAACCGTACTGGTGATAACAACCCTGATGTAGCTTCTAAGGCTACCAACAAATACCTGGAAGAGATTGAGAAGAAACGGAAAGGTCAAAGTAACGTTATTGGTTAACCTGTACACTACCGCATATAAATGGCAGATCCACGCAATGAGCGTGTTCTGACCTTAGATAAAAACCCACAACAGTTATTTGATGCCTGGCAAAAGGCAGGAAAGATACCTTTGGAGTTTGGCAGCTTCCAAGAACTGGAGGCTGCTTATAACCAACTACTAAAGACTGGTATCACAGAGAAAGCTGCTAGAGAAGCACTTGGTGTTACTTACCGAAATGTAGATGGTCAGAACCTTCTACAAAGAAACATCGCTAGTGATGGCTCTGAACGGGGCCTAAACAAACGTGCTGTTCGTACTGACCTAAACATCGGTACAGAGAACCACCTACTCAATAGGGGTGGTCAGGAAGCACTAGATGCTCGTAAGGCAGAGATCCTAACTGATTGGAATAAACTATCTAAGTTAGAAGCTCAACAACTCGGTATTGAAACCGGGAAACAATTTCATAGAGGACACGTTGTAGCAGGACTTGAAGGTGGTAGTCTTGGGATTGAGAACATGTGGCCTGAACATGGGGCACGAAATGTAGCTCACGGTTCAGCACCTCGTCTACCTATGGGTGTCATTGAGGACCTTCAGATTCCACGTAATGACACAGAAACAATCTATAACAGACAGCTGGAAGCAGAAGGGTTAGCTGTCCCAAGACCCAGCAATGGTTTGATGATTGCTGCTGATGAACAGATGGTTGATCTATACGATAATGGATTCAAACCACTTAACATCAACGGTCCGCAGAAGCTCAATGCTGACTCCCGTGGTTACCAACGCAATAATGAAGCTGGTAGGTCTCCTGAGTCCATGTTGGCTACTCAGAACCGACTTAATCAATTAGAGGCACAGGGTGTTAATCCTCAAGTGATTGAGAACTGGACAAGGGAACAATCAGCAACACTAAGTCGTGGTAACGCTGTTGCTGAATCAGGTCCTGTAAAAGTTGTACAACCTGCAGTTAAGAAGCCAGTTAATGTTGTACCAGCTGGTTCTACAAGAGCTAAACCACAACTTGTGTCTAGTGGTTCAGCAGGTTCAATGGGTAGTAAGCCTGTTCTCACTATTAAACCACCAACCAACAGTTCAGTCGCTCAAGCAGCTGCTACTAATAAGCCGACACCTAAGCCAATTGTAAAGGTGGTAGCTAAACCAGCAGCTAAACCTGCTCCTAAACCTACCGTAAACTCTAAACCTAAACCTACGGTCACCTCTGCCACGACCAAACCAGACCCTCGTGGACAAGGTAGTGCAAGTATGAATATCAGACGACTACAACAGTCCGTGCCTGATGCTCTCCGCATACACCCTGGTGGGAGTCTCCCTTCTCAGTCACTTGTTCAAGGAGTCTAAATGGCACCCGCTAAACCTAATAAACTTCAGGAGATGCTGTCCTACCTGAAGATTAAATACCTGGATGGTAAGAATCCAATGGGTAGAGCAATGACTACTCATGGCTTTAACCCATCAAAGAATGCAGCACTGAACCTTGGTAAACTAATGCTCAAGGTTCCTTATGATTCAGAGATGCGTATTCGTAAGAATGACCCTCAACAAGAACTAAGAGCTAACAACTCAAGGATTGGTCAAGTTGAACGAATCCATAATGTCTATCTCAACCCACGAGTAAAGCTCGCTGATTGATGCCTAGAAGCTCCTACAGCACGCCTGTGGGGGCTTCCCTATACACATAGTCCTAATCAATGAAACAATGCCGCTCCTGCGGCGTAGAGAAGCCACTTAGTGAATTTCATATTCGTAGGGACAACGGCAAGCATAGAAATGATTGCATACAATGTCAACGAGACAAGAAGAATGCAGTGCAGTATAAGCAGCTGTACAACATCTCTCTGTCCGACTACGACAGACTATATGAACTCCAAGGTGGCGTCTGCGCCATGTGTTTTCTACCACAAGTAGATCCACGCAAAACAAGATTATGTGTAGACCACTGCCATACAACTGGTGTTGTACGTGGTCTGCTCTGTACTAACTGCAACGTAGCTATAGGCTTATTAAAAGATGACGAAAGACTCCTCCAGCGGGGAATCGAGTACCTTAGATCTACTAAGGGCTGATTTCAAATACTTCGCTGCTGCTATCTGGGCAGAGCTTGGTCTCCCACCCCCAACTCGTGCTCAACTGGCTATCTGCGATTACCTGCAGTATGGTCCCAAACGATTGATGATCAGCGCATTTCGTGGCGTTGGGAAGTCGTGGCTCGCAGGAGCTTTTGTTCTCTGGACCTTGTTCAACAATCCAGAGAAGAAGATCATGATCCTCTCTGCCAGCAAAGAAAGAGCAGATAACCAATCTATCTGGCTCCAGAAACTGATTATTGAGACACCGTGGCTTAGGCACCTACAACCGACGAGTGATACTGCTCGTTGGAGTCGTATTAGTTTTGACGTTCTTTGTTCACCTCACCAAGCTCCTTCTGTTAAGTCAGTTGGAATAGGAGGTCAGTTGACTGGTAGCCGAGCCGACATCATCCTTGCAGACGATGTGGAGGTGCCAAACAACAGTATGACTGAGATGATGAGGGAGAAGCTATTGCAGTTGTGTACAGAAGCTGAATCCATTCTCACCCCTAAAGACGACTCACGAATCCTCTACCTTGGTACTCCTCAGACCACCTTCACTATTTATCGCACACTAGCCTCCCGTAACTATCGCCCGTTTGTCTGGCCCGCTAGGTATCCCCCTAAAGACAAGCTGTCTCAGTATGAGGGATTACTAGCCCGAGAGATCGTTGAAGATATAGAGATGGGAGCAGAGCCTGGAGCGCCTACAGATCCAGACCGCTTCACTAACGACGATCTACTAGAGCGTGAGGCCTCAATGGGCCGCTCCAACTTCCAACTTCAATTCCAACTAGACACAAGCCTTAGTGATGCTGAAAAGTTTCCTCTTAAGTTTGAAGACCTCATCATTACTTCTGTTAACCCTACTTCTGCTCCAGACTCCATCGTCTGGTGCTCCGATCCCCGAAACATCATCAAGGAGTTACCCACAGTCGGTCTTCCGCGAGATTATTTCTACTCTCCAATGGTACTGCAAGGAGACTGGGGACCTTACACCGAAACACTGTGCTCAGTTGATCCATCGGGTCGAGGAACAGATGAGACAGCAGCCGTCTATATGAGCCAACGTAATGGCTTCCTTTATGTCCATGAAGTACGGGCATACAGGGATGGCTATGGCGACACAACACTCCTAGACATCCTTAGAGGCTGTAAGAAGTACAACGCTACCAAACTATTGGTAGAGACGAACTTCGGTGATGGTATCGTCGCTGAACTCTTCAAGAAACACCTCCAACAGACCAAACAAGCTATCGACGTAGAAGAGGTACGAGCGAATGTCCGCAAAGAAGACCGAATCATTGATGCCCTAGAGCCAGTGATGAACCAACACCGACTCATCATTGATAGAGGTGTTGTTGAATGGGACTTTAACTCCAATAAGGACCAACCTCCAGAAGACAGATTGTTGTACATGCTCTTCTACCAGATGTCCCGTATGTGTCGGGAGAAAGGAGCCGTTAAACACGACGACAGATTAGACTGCCTAGCTCAAGCTGTTAAATACTTCACAGATGCTATGGGTATTTCTGCCTATGAAACAGTGAAAGCACGTAGACAGGAAGACTGGCAAGACATGCTCGAATCCTTCCTAGATGACCCCCAAGCAGCGACTAATCATCTGGTCTTTGGTATGTCCCTAGAGCAACGAAAACTAGCACGAGGACAGCAAGTCAAGAAAGCAGTCCCCACCTGGGTTTGAGCTTAACCCGGCTTGTATACAGGGGGAGGGAAGGGTGGACCCGACTCCTGGAGGGGAAGACATCCAAGACAAACAAGTTGTCTTGTTCAATCTTCCCCTTTTATTAATGTCCCTGGGGAAGGACATTCTGTAAGTACTACCAAAGACACAAAGACACACAACTCCCACTAACTACTGAATCCTGTGAAACCCGATGGAACCGCCAAGGCAATCACGGAACGAAGCAAGACGAACGAAGTGAGGATGCGTAGTGGAGTCCTCTCCATCTAATTACTACTGATACTACTGTACAACAACAATGACTCATAGCGTAAAGCTAGTCCACATCACTCCTAACGCTGAAGAACTTATCACCTACATGGCTAGGGTCTCTAACCCAGCTAATCAACACAACACTGAGACTAGTGCTCGTTTGATTAAGTACCTCATTGACCATAAACATTGGTCTCCTTTTGAGATGGTGAATATGTGTGTAGAGATAGAGACAACTAGAAGTGTAGCAGCTCAGATATTGAGACATCGTAGCTTTAGCTTTCAAGAGTTTAGTCAACGTTATGCAGAAGTACAACTGAGACCTGAGTTACCTGAGATGAGAAGGCAGGATCTGAAGAATCGACAGAATAGTGTTGATGACTTGTCCTTAGAAACACTGGCTGAATGTGATCAACTGGTAGCGTCTGCTTTGGTGACGAGTTATAGGGCATATGATAAGCTGTTGGAACTTGGTGTCGCTAAAGAATGTGCCAGGGAAGTGTTGCCGCTTTGTACGCCTACACGGTTGTATATGAATGGGACGATTAGGTCTTGGATTCATTATTGTCAGTTGAGGTGTGCAAATGGAACACAGAAAGAACATCAGAACATCGCTAGAGGTGTCTGGAAGCTTCTGGAAGAGCATGTTCCTAATGTTTGTGTGTCTTTGGATGTTTAGTTAGTTAGAGGCTCCTTCTAGGTCATTCTAGAGGGGCCTTAATTTTTGACATAATTTTCTCAAGCCTTACTGCGGGGAATCCAAGGACGCATTACCCCCATAGGGGTATGTCGATCGCTGAGTATTTCAATCGCTAGATGCCGTATCTAACGATGGTTGCTGGTTATTCTCAATTAGTCCTGCTTGTTGATAGAGCAATAGCGTTGTATGATACGAATACGTATCGTTATATTTCATGCGATCTGTTGGCCCTCCTAGGTATTTATACTCATCATCCATCAATAGGTATACATACTCACCATTAATACGTGCTTCACAATCACGCACACCATACACAACACATCAACACTGATTCAATACGACACACGAGTCCAGCCACCAGTAGGCATCGATAAGGAACGCTGATGGCTATACTTAAGGGGCTACACGGTTCCACTGGGTTCTGGGGCTTGACACATCGGGGCAGCCGTGGTATTGTACATGAGTCGGTGGGGGAGAGCCA